GCAGTAATCACGCATCCGTCCGCCTGCTTGTGATTGATATTCGCGGCCAACCCGGAAATCGCCGACTCCAAAGTGTCCCCAGGCGCCATCATGTAATTGCAATGGTCGTCGAGCCACGCGAGCTCAACCAGATCCCCGACCGAAGGCGAGCCCTGCAAGACCAGCGTCGCTCTAGACGCCCGATACGCGCCCTCAACGGGAGTGCAGTAGTTCTTGAGTGGAATCCAGTGAATCGTTTCCTCGGGATCGCCATTGTTGCCCGCGTGCTCCTCCCAGATCCTGAGGAACGACCAGCCGATTGGGTCATACGCCGTTGAATCAAACCCGATGCAGTTGGTCCGGACCTCTTCGTAGCTGAGCCTTAGCCCACTCAAATTCCCGTCGGGCAAATTCCGCAGAGCCGGATGTTCGAAGACATTGTCGCGGTTCCATTCCACGACGGCCCAATCAAACTGTTGGCGCCAACACCCGGAGACCGTGAAGCCATTCGCGCTCGCCCCGCTGAGGGCCGCAACGGCTGAGGGCTCTTGAAAATAGCACTGCAGATCCCGATCGGGACGGAGTTTCGAAAGTTGTTCTGCCATTAGAGTCGGATCAATACGGTTAAGTCGCTGCCTGGAGCAGAATGGCCTACACTCAGCACCGCCAGCGTAATCTTGGAGCCCGATAGCAATGGTGGAAGGGTCAAACCATCAACGGTGTTGGACACGATGGCCCCTGGTGTGAATGTCAGCTCGCAATATGCCGCACCGTCGACGTTGACTTGCAGTTGCACCGGTCCGTCAGCCGCTCCTCCTACCACTGCGAAAATATCTCGGACCGAATGAGATGCCTCAACTACCAGTGCTGGAGCCGCACTTTGGTCTATTGCCAGGTAGCCGTTGACCTGTATCGAATATTGGCCACCGGAAAGCGTTCGCAGTCCCTGGTCGTCGTTGTGTGTTAGATAGATGCTGTTGGATGGACTGTTGCCGACCGAATTGGAAACGAACAATTCGGCACTCGCGATCCGGGAATCGGGCAGTGGCAGCGAGTAAGTCCAACTGCCGCTGTAGGGGCTGCCGAAGAAGTTCTTGGGGAATGCAGCTATTGCGGTCTGCCGTTCCAGCAAGTAGACGAGCGCGTGTGCGGAGTGCTCAGCTGGTGCGGTTCCGTGAACTCCGCGCGTGACGCGAATCCGTGTCCCGTTCAGCAACACTTCTTCTACGCGCATTACCTCTGCACCGATCTGAAGGTACGAGCCGACTTCACCGGATGTTGCGATATTCAGATTCAGGGCCAAGTCTGCAACCGTCACATCGCTCGCGAGAGCTGTAGCCGGTTGCCCCTGTAACTCATCCCAGTAGTAGGCGTACAAAGTCGCCGACGAAATAGAACGGGTATTTTCTAGAGTTGAGAACGACACCCCGCTAAGTTCGACCATGCCGCCGCTCGGGCTGGCCCGCAGTCCGAACATTGGAGCCGGAGGAACATCGGCATCTCCACCGCCAAGTCCGCTGCCCCCGATCGTCCACCTGGTGACTATCGAGACCTCAGGTGCGCACTCAACATCGTTCACGTTTGCGGCTCTACCGGTCACTTGAACAACCTCCCCGGACCGATTCGGGATAGCGAATTGCACGGGACTCGCCTTCGCCAGGGCTCCGAACCTCCAACTGTTCTCCGCCACAACAAAGAAGCTGCTCGCGTCGGGTTCGATGTTCCATGGAGGTGCGACGGTTAACTCGGTCGATGTGTTCCCGGCGATCGATCGCTCTTGCCACGCCCCTCTTCCACGCGTAACTCGCACGATCATTCCCCGGTACCGATTGGCGGCCATTGAGAGCGCGCCGTTCCCAATCGATGTGGGCGAGTGGATGGTGCCCGCCGATTCCGGCTGCATTTCCATACGCCAGTAGAAATTTGCGTGATCGAAGTTGGAGTCGGGAGCTGCGACCAGCTGCTTATCGAGACCGGTATCCCGAAATTCGGAGACCAGCGGCTGATCCGTGGCAATCCGGAACAGGTCTGCGGGCGTTACGCCTCTGTAGACTCGGAATGTGAGCGTCCCCGGTGCAAAACTGATTCCCGTCAATGCCACCTGACTGTTATCGGTCGTGATGATGGCGCGCACCAGAAATGACAGGTTGCTCTCACCGCCGCCTTCGTCGACCGCACTCAAGGCATAGTAGAGAATCTGTCCGGCCTTCAAACCGCCCCCTTCGCTCACCACGGCTGATAGGCTGAGAATTGGGATCGACGGACTGCTGGAGCGAGCTAACGGAGGTGGAATGAAGCTCGCTGTGACCTGCGTCTCCGTCGTCCCATCCGTGTGGGCGATTGCCGATTCCTCAATGCCAAACTGGACGTCACCGTTTTCATCAACCGTGCTCCCCATCAGGGACTTTGGCAATCCGATGCCCGCTTGCCCACGGCGGCCGCCTCCAGACGCTCCGCTCACCTGCCCATTGCTATCCAGGTACCACGTGTCGTTGTGAATTTGAGCCGTAATGGTGGTCGTACGGTGATTCAAGCCCGGTGCCAGTTTCAGAACTCGAAAAGGCTGCCGATTGAAGCCTTCCTTTAAATAGGTCACGGTGATGAGATCTCCGGGGCGCAAGCCATAGCTCTTCACGCTAGTTTCGAACTCTATGTACGTGTTGCCTCGTACTGATTTGTCCAGGCAAGACTTCAGAATTCGGGACGCCTGATCGTAGTTTGGCAGCCCCAATGCCGAGAGGGTTGTCGAAACTTCCTGTCCACTTAGTGCAACGTCATCGACGTCCACAAGCGAAAAGCTATCTTGTTGGTACTCGTTCAACTCGTCTTGAAATTCCACTGAGAATCGGTTGGGCGAATCTGCGATACTCCGGGAGTACACACGTACTGACGGCTCTCCATTCGGCTTTCTCAACATCGCTGAGAACCCGTTGCTGCCGTCTCCAAATTCGTAACTCGGCCAGCCGCCGTCCAGCGACTCGTTGCCGTTGGAGTGCTCCGGTTTCGTGCCTTGCTCGCTTGCCAGTGAGTTCTCAACCCGAACCTCCAAAGCCCCGTTCACCCCGTAGCTCAAAAGTAGGCGGGCAGCATTTCGAATCCCCCGTACTACGTCACCCGCACTGCGGCGATTCTGTAATGCGAAGCTGCAGGCAAAGCGGGCTAGGCTGATCGCGTTTCCGTAAATGTCGAGTGCGTCGATCTTTTCATCGCAGTATGCCGCCGCAGCCGAAAAACTCTGAAGGTCGATTTCGGAGTAGTCCCAGCCCATCCTCCGTAGCACGTCAAGAAGGATCCAAACCGGGTTGTTGCTGAATTGCTCACTTGCCACCGTCCCGTCGCTTCGACAAGTTGGCACCTTGAGTCCCTGAGCAAGCACCTTTACAGAAGGCAAAGAACTGCCGTCATTGAGCTGATTCGGCACAACCACCGAAAGGTAAGCCATGCTCCCATACGGATCTCCTGCCGGCTGACCGGCACCGTCTGTGAAATCGGAGTTGCATTGGCCCGTCCTGGTTCCTAAAGTCGGAAGGTTGTACCATCCCGTACCCGTCATATTTGTGCCCGCGACGCCTGCCGGGATCTCCACTCCATTCACGAGAACTTTAAGCACGCCTTGAATCTCACCGATGCCAAGCAGCACTTCCATTCGAGTGAGATTCCCGTCATTTCGAGCGAAAACCACGGGAGCCGTATACCAGGCCGTGCCATAGACCAGAGGCACGAAGTCGTTGTAACGTGCTTCGTTGACTGCGAGTGCGGACGTGTGCCAGTTCTTGTCACCGTACGTCCGAACGGAAATGGTAGGTGGCACGAACTCGATGCCGCCGAAATTTGCAAACATTCCTCGCGCCTGGCAGTCGGCTCGGGTGTATCCGCAGCTTGTGTACGGTTCGCCTTGATCGGCGTTGTTTCCTCGCCCGCCCGCGATTCCAACGGAGTATCCGCAACGATAAAAGCGAGAGTACTTTCCACTCTTGCCTCCGTCCACAGCCTCTGCGCGTTGCGCTGCATTCGTCGGAAACTCCCAAGGACACCGCCGTTGGATTCGCACCTGAGGAAGTAGCAGCCGTTGCAGATTCATCCGGTTCGTGGCCGTGATTCGAAAGGTTGCTTCCCGAAGTTCATCTGGCGGATTGCAGATGCCCTGAAAGAGAATGGAACGGTCGGTAAGGGCGGCGTCGTTGCGCAGATCGTAGAACAAAAAACCGACCTTCAGACGTGCGCCCTTCCAACCAACCGTCCGTTCGATCTCGGAAAAATGCGAATCCGCATTCCCTAAGAGAATCGTGACGCGCGGAATGCCGTCCACTCCTTGCTCGGATGCCGTCTGCAGCTCGAAGACGCTATGCTGAAGCACTCGCGCGTCGTAGGCGGATCCCTCGACCGTCACCTGATGCGTGCACCACCTTTCGACTCGACCGTCCGGCAGCGTGCATTCGAATACGAGCAGTGGCGTGTCAGCGACAGCCTGTTCCTTCAATTCAAAGATGGTCGACATGGATAATATTCACTGTGCACGAGTGGCAATTCTGGCCCAACGTAGTGACCGCCAGGAGATCATCGGCCAATCGTGCTCCTTCGTATACACCCCCGCGACCGGTCGACTTGAATCCCGATGCCCGCGCCTGCGGCTCCACTTGCATGCCGTAAACATCGAGAACGGACCCGGCCGCTAACTCCAGACCGAATGCCATCGGCCCGACCCCCAAGTCCCTCGTGCTGAACTCGATTCGATTCCAGGCAGGCGTCACTGCTCGCGTGGTTCGTTGTGATCCAAACACCATCGCGACATTCGTAGCGGTTAGCGACTTCACGTAAACGCTGAAGCAATAGAGATAGCTTCCCGGAACACCTAGCGATTGCGAAAGGCTCTGCACCCCATCGCCGCGGTTAGAGAGCCGCCAGGCGCTCAATCCGCCCTTGGGGTCTGTCTCGCCCTTGGACAGGGTGAGCAATGGTCCGGCTTCCCAAACAGGATGGTCGAGTTCGTCGCTGTTGGCGAGCAGGTTGTCGGTTGGATCGAGGAAGGTAAACGAGTTCAACGTGCCTTCGGCTACAGCAAAGAAGTCATGAATGGTCGCCATTTCCACGTCGGTCAAATCGTCGTACGTCAGACGCCATTCGGTCGTAGTTCCGGTTGGGTCGCTCAGTCGGACGTGCCGGCCATCCTCTGAAACGTTACGAACAGTTCTCAACTTGCGGCGTTTCTGCACCGGGAATTGGCTGAGAGCACCTGAGCCGAGCTGCGGATAGATCGGAGCAGTCATTTTCGGTTCTCAACGATCGTCAACGCTAGACTTCCATTCATCTCGGCAGCGATCGTCACGTCTAGATCGTCAGACTCCAGGCTGCATGTGGGATACACCGTGCCATCCCAGGGGTCCGTAAATGCAAAGCTTCCGAACCTGCCGGAATTGCTCGCGAAGAACTTCTCCATCGCCCTTACCTCACCCTCATCAAGCTGTTTTAATGTGATTTTCCAGCGACGGAGCGGACTCGCCGAGCCACGATACCGCTGCTCAGTTCCGTCGATGAAACGAAGCGTTTGATTTCGAAACGCCGTCAACCTGGATGCCGGATATTGAGCTACGGCAGCGGTCTTGAGTATTGGGAAGGAGGTCATAATCAGAGGTCGTTCACTACGTCGTTGATGGAGTTGAGGTTCAGCATCGCCTCCCGTACGGCCGCGGCGATATCACTGCTTCTATCCAGAAATGACCGTGCATCCATTGCTTGCACGTTCACTGTGATCTGCGGCGCTGCGGAAACCGGGGGCTGCGAACTGTCCGAACTGAAGAATCCGTTCGCGATGCCCGGCGACGATCCTGTAGTTTGTGTGATACCTGTATTCCATTGATAGGCTCGGGGCATCCCGTTCTGGTCGTAATCGCCGCCCCCGATTCCATCCGCTGACTGAGCGCCTTGAAAGGCCAGTGCTGTAGGCAAGGCGTATTTCACCAGAGGCGTAGGCGCAGCGTTGTCACCACCCCCAAAGAGCCCAATCAGGCCTCCGATCAAAGGAAGCATTCCCAAGCCGCTCTTGAGAACGTCGGAGGCGATAGACTCGATCACGCTTCCGGCACTTCCTCCGCCGCTGGTAACTTGGGTCGTAGTGCCCACCAGTGGAATTCCCCCGAGAAGGCTGCTGATCAGGCCCGCGGCATTTGCCAGCGAACCCTCATTACTAGTCGCCGAACTGGTAGCGGTAGCCGTTGTAGCGGTACTCTCGGTGGTCTGTTGCCCGACACCCGTGATGCCGGTGGCCTCATACGTCACACCTGGGCTTGACGACCTCGCAGCGACTCCGGAGAGTGCTTCGGCGGCAGCATCCACCGCGACGGATTTCACCAGGGCTGGACTTGCGCCGTCATCTGGCGGTGACATCCCGCCTGTCCGTTCCACCGTAGTCGTTCTTGCAATCGCCAGGAACATTTCGTACAACCTGTCTTGTGTCGGGCTGCTCACGTGCCACTCCCCTCGAATTTTTCATTAACTGCTTCCATAGACATCATTGTTCCGACGCCAGTGCGCTCTCGAGTATCAGGAATGCTTCAACCTGACGTGCGTTCAGAGACTCCGGATTCAATCCGCCCAGCTTGCGCCGGACCAGGAACTCCTCGACAAGAGTCAAACTATCGACGCTGATGTAGGATCGGGGGCAGGTTTGCAGTGCGAGGTGCTTGCGCACCCATACCGGCGGCCCCGTTTGTCGGACAGGCAACCCCAACCATCCACAGTGACGTTTCGTTTCCAGGCCGGACTTTCTGCAGACGTCGCAATCCCACCCGGCCTGATTGGAAAACTGGAAGTGGAATGCGACTAGGAGTTTTTTCGTTCGTCTTCCGTAAGCCCGGTTTCGCGACGAACCGCTTGTACCGCCTCTCGAAAGACGCCTTCCGGTCCGGACGCCGCTAACAGTTCTGGTGTTGCCTGAGATCCATCAATCTCCAGCCCTGTCACCGATTGAAGGCCCCACAACAAATAAACCCGATCGATCTCGGCCTGCATCAGGGCTGCATCCATTCGATCTCCTGGCTCTCGCCCGGCCTCCAGGAACTCGATTCGCTTGGATAACTCCCTGACTTTTCGCATTAAGTCTACGCGGCGACCAAACGACATCCGGGCGATCGTGAATTTGACCCCGGGAGCCGATTGTGATTCCACTTCCGTCAAGGTGTCGTATCTCATCACTGCCTTATCCAAATGCCACCGTAATTTCGTCATCCACGGTACCCTGCGCTCTCGAGGCACGGAAGTTCCACTGCAGCCGATTGTCGCTATCGTTGAATTCCGGGACCTCCGGAACAACGCTCTTCAGGTACACCGCCATCACCTGTCCATCGACTTCGCCTAGTTGGAACATCACGCTGATTGGTGATTGTTGCCTGGCAGCTTGGTAGAGCGCCGTGGTGGCATCATCATCCTGGCTGTACAGCTCAAACGACGCAGTGACCGACCGTTGCCCGGGGC